CGGGGCGCTGGCACTCGTTCATTAGAAAGAAAAATGCGTTTGGATTTTTTTAATCGTATTTTTCTTTTTTTGACTTTTTTATAAAATTTTAGTATAATATAAATAAGATATAATAGGGAGAAAATAAAAATGGCAGAATTTATTGGCGGCACAGAAAAAAAGATTGCTATTGGAGATATAGTTTTTAAAATAAAAACAGAAGAAGATGAAAAGAAATTAAAAGGTTATCAGTATGATTCTTTAATATATAGATATATTCGAGCTAGAGAACAAATGGCAGAATATGAATATTTAAGAGATGTGCAAAGTAATGCTCATAATAATTTATGTAAAGAATGGATGTATTACCATGATCAAGCAAAACGCGATATAATGCGTTTCATTTCAATTTTAGATGAAGCAATTGGAGAGCATGAATAATGATACTAACTAAAAAACAAGAGGAAGGATTAAAAATAGCTTTCGCGCGACATCGAGACGGAGAAAAATATATAGTGATTGCTGGTTATGCATCGTTAGATAAAACTTCTTTGGTCGAGTTCGTATAATTTATTTCCGATATTTTTAATATATAATATCAAGAATAAAGGAGATAAAAATTATGAAAAATATTTGTATAATATGTGGTAAAGAGTTTGACGCAATAAAATCTACAAAAAAATATTGTAGTCAAGAATGTAGTAATAAAGCTAGAAGAATTAGATATGCTGAAAATAAATCTAAGCCAAAAACAATATATGAGAAAGCCAATAACTGCCCAGAGCGTTAGTGCTTAATTTGCGGTAAAACTTTTAAGCCAAAAACAGCAGCAGCTAATCAAAGACAATGTTGTTATGATTGTATGCCAGATGGAACGCAATTACGTCGAGGAGACTTTTTAGCAAAAATAAAATCTGCAAGAGGTGGAAAATGTGAACGATGCGGATATAATACTTGTTTAAAAGCATTAGAATTTCATCACTTAGATCCTACTAAAAAAGATTTTACAATTAGCAACGATCATTTTAAATTAATTGATGCAGTAGAAGAAAGTAAGAAATGTATTTTATTATGCGCAAATTGTCATAGAGAATTACATGATAATATTTGGAATATAGAAGAAATAAAATCTAATGAAAAGGAGGAAGTAGAGCCTAATGTTTTTAACTAAAAAACAAGAAGAAGGTTTGAAAGTTGCCGTAGCCAGACACCGTGCAAATGAAAAATACACAGTGATTGCTGGCTACGCCTAAAAGCTGGTACAGGAAAATCCACACTTGTAAGATATATTATTGATGCTCTTGATATTGAAGAGGATAGAGTATGCCATTGTGCTTTTACAGGTAAAGCCGCAGAAGTATTAAAGAAAAAAGGAAATAAAAATGTAGCAACTCTTCATCGACTATTATATGAACATATCCCACGGCCGGCAGGTGGTTTCTTTAGAAAACCAAAACCATTTATTGATTATGATGTAATTGTAGTTGATGAGGTTTCTATGGCTCCTAAATCTTTAATGGAATTACTGTTTAAACATCAAGTATATGTTATTTGTTTAGGAGACCCTTTTCAGTTACCACCCATTGATAAAGATGAAGATAATCATCTATTAGATGATCCTCATATTTTTCTTGATGAAATTATGAGACAGGAAGAAGATTCTGAAATTATTCAACTTACTATGAAAATTAGAAATCAAGAACCGATTGATTATTTTAATGGTAATGAAGTAAAAATTATTCCCTACTCAGATTTAAACACTGGAGTGTTACAATGGGGAGATCAAATCTTAACTGCAACAAATGCAAAACGTCAAGCTATTAATAATCAAATGCGCGCACTACAAGGTAGGACTGGTGAACCTGTTGATGGAGATAAAATTATATGTCTCCGTAATTATTGGGAGGACTCAAGTTTAAATGGTGATGCTTTAATTAATGGGACTATTGGTATTCTTCAAAATAGTTTTCAAACTTGGAGAGAAATTCCCAGATTCGTGCAAAGTGATATAAGAAAATTTGATGTTTTAGTTGGCGATTTAGTTGTACCAGAAACCAATGATGTTTATCAAATGACAGAGATGGATCGTCAAATGATTATTACTGGAGAAAAATGTTGTGATTGGCGACTGTCTTATAAATTAGGTAAGTTGCGTCCTAAATATGGAGAAATTGTTCCCAAAGAGTTTACATATGCTTATGCTATTACAACCCATAAAAGTCAGGGTAGTGAATGGCCAAAAGTTGTTGTATTAGAAGAAAAGTTTCCTTTTGATAAAACAGAACATGCTCGATGGTTATATACTGCTTGTACTCGTTCAAGTGAAAAATTAGTTTTAGTGAGGTAAAGCATGGATGATATAGCGATTTTTATTAATAAAATGAAAGTTGTATTTAATCTTCTTCCAGATGAAGAAATAGACACTTATAATGATATTTATAATGAATCAACAGAAAAATTTATTACATGGATAAATAAAAAATATAAAGAATACATGAATACTATAGATAAATTAAATGAGGTTCCAAATTAAAAATGTTTTTTAATAAATATAAAAAGAAAATTGAATCTTTAGAGAGAGACTTGGCTTTTTGGCAAAAAAGTTATGATGAACTTCAAAAAACAATTGACGATTTAAAAAAAGAAAATAGTATTTTAAAAAATAGTAATACCACATTAAATAATCGAGTTATTGAAATAAATAAGCTTTCTCAAGAAAACGAAATAATGAAAAAATATTATAAATTAAATGAAGAGCCTTCTTCTGATGTTCAGGCAAAAGTATTAGTAGATTTAAGACTACACGATATGGAATTTAAAATGCTTCAAGAAAAATTAAGTAATTATCAACAACAATTATCACTTAATCAAATGTTACCATTATTATCTTATTATCATATATATCCGAGGTATTATTAATGAAAATATATACCTCATATTTTTATCAAATTCGCAATTTTAAGCAAAATATGATTCCTGTATCAACTGCATTATCTGATCCTAAATGGTTTAAACCGCCAACAGAAAAAGAATATTATATAGATAAAAGAGGAATAATATGCGGGCTTCGCTATGAACCTCTTATAGTCCAGTCTCAAGGAACTCATTATTGTCCTTGTGAAGAAAAAGAAATATTGAAAGGCAATTGCCCTATTATGCAAGAATACAGACAATTACTTGAAACTATTGATTTTGACAAAATGATAAAAGCATTTGAATTTTGTTTAAATAAATTTAATAAAGATACTATAGTTTTAATAGTATATGAAGCACCAAATAATCCTTGTAGTGAAAGAAAAAGTTTGCAGGAGTATTTTAATAATCATGAAATAGAATGCAAAGAATTGGAATATCCAATCTAAAGAATTAGAGTTGCTTTTTAAAGAGATATATCCACAAATAAAACCTAATCCAAATAATTTTATTATTATAAAAAAATGGAATAAAAGACTTTTTGAAAAATATAAATTTAAAATATTTCCCTTAATAGAAAAATAGATTGATTTACAATTACAATTAAAAATTAAACCAGAATTTTTTAATAATTTTGTTAATCATAATAAAATTTGACAAAGAAAAAAATTTTTGTTATAATATAATTGTAGGAAATAAATATTATGAAAGAGAGGTATAGTCCATTGGGTAATTAAGTTTTTGTAACCAATTAACCGAGGATTAATATGGGAGGGTACTCCATTGTATAATTAACTTATTTAATATTTATTTTTTTATAGAGTCAAGTGGAGAAGTTCTTCACTTGACTTTTTTATTTTATTATGTTATAATATAAATATATAATATAAATGAAAGAGGTAGAGTGATGATAAAACGCTTTGAGCCGCACGCACACAGCGAATACTCAAATATTCGTTTACTTGATAGTATAATAAAAATTCCAGCACTCATTGATAGAGCGATAGAGATTGGTTTAAGCGGCGTAGCACTTACAGATCATGAATGCCTTTCAGGAGCGCCTCAAGCAAATTTCTATGCTCAAGAAATTTTAAAAACTCATCCAGATTTTAAGGTAGCATTAGGGAATGAGATATATTTAACTCCTGATAGAGAAATGGGGCAAAAATATTATCATTTTATTTTAATTGCAAAAAATAAAACTGGTTTTAGAGCGTTAAGAGAATTATCTTCAAGAGCATGGATGAATAGTTATTGGGATAGAGGTCTTGAAAGAGTTCCAACAACTTACGCAGACCTTGAAGAAATTGTTAATAAATATCCAGGAACTTTAATTGCAACAACCGCATGTATTGGCGGAGAGGTATCTTCTCAAGTTTTAAATCTTATTAAAGCTGAAAAACATGAAGATGCGGCTGGGGTTACAGAAGCCCATAATGATATTGTAAATTTTATTTTATGGTGTAAAAAGCTTTTTGGTGAAGACTTTTATATTGAATGTGCGCCAGGTCAATCAACAGAACAGATCACGGTTAATAAACGCCTTAAATCTGTGGCTGCCGCATTTAAATGTAAAATGGTTCTTGGGTCAGATGCTCATTATCTTAAAAAAGAAGATAGATATGTTCATAAGGCATATCTTAATTCAAAAGGTGGAGAACGCGAAGTTGATGCTTTTTATGAGTATGCTTACCTTCAAGATGAAAATGAAATAAAAGAAAATATTGCTCCGTCTGAATTAGATTATAATGAATTAGTAAATAATTCATATGAAATTTATAATAAAATTGAAAATTATAGTATTGCACATAAACAAACTATTCCAAAAGTAAAAGTAAAAAATTATCTTCCATATGAAGATAAAAGTTTATCTCAATATCCTAATTTATATAATATGAAAATATCTAATAATAAATATGAAAGGTATTGGGTAAATGAATGTTTAATAAAATTAAAACAGCTTAATAAAGATAATGATATTTATCTTTCTCGACTTGAGGAAGAAGCAGATATTAAAAAAACAATTAGTGAAAAACTTGAAACTAATATGTTTAGTTATCCGATAACTCTTCAGCATTATGTTGATCTCTTTTGGGAGTGCGGCAGTACAGTTGGTGCGGGCAGAGGTTCATCTTGTTCAGGCTTAAATCATTATCTTTTAGGTATAACCCAATTGGATCCAATTAAATGGGATCTTCCATTCTGGCGCTATCTTAATAAAGAGCGTGTTGAATTAGGTGATATTGATCTAGATTTATGTCCATCTAAACGCCCATTAATTCTTCAAAAGATAAAGGAGGAACGAGGTGCAAACTTTTCAAGTAAAATTGATGAACTTTCAAGGAAAAATCTTGGATGCACTCTTATAGCTACCTTTGGGACAGAAGGAACAAAAAGTGCTGTTCTCACTGCTTGTAGAGGATACAGATCCGAAGATTTCCCAGACGGGATTGATGTAGATACAGGACAATATTTATCTTCATTAATTCCTAGTGAAAGAGGTTTTTTATGGCCTCTTAAAGATGTTGTTAATGGTAATAAAAATAAAGATAGAAAACCAGTAACACCTTTTATTACAGAGATAAATCAATATCCTGGGCTTTTGAATATTGCAATGGCAATAGAGGGGATAGTTAATAAACGTTCTAGTCATGCTTCAGGCGTAATTTTATTTGATGAGGATCCATATGAATTTGGATGTTTTATGAAAACTCCAAAAGGTGAAATTATAACTCAATGGGATCTTCATAAATGTGAAGCATGCGGAATGACAAAATATGACTTCTTAGTAACAGAAGTACAGGATAAAATCGCGGAGACTATTAGATTACTTCAAAAATATAATAAAATTAATAATAAATTAACTTTAAGAGAAGTTTATAATAAGTATCTTCATCCTGAAGTTTTACCATTAGATAAAAAAGAAATATGGAAAGCCTTACAAGAAGGTAGTGTATTAAATATCTTCCAATTTGATTCAGATATTGGTTCTCAAGCGGCGAAGAAAATTAAACCAAAATCAATACTCGAAATGTCTGATGCTAATGGATTAATGAGACTTATGACTGCGGAGAAGGGAGCAGAAACTCCCATGGAAAAATATATTCGTTTCAAAAATAATCTTAATTTATGGTATCAAGAAATGGATGAAGCGGGATTAACACAACAAGAGCAAAAAACTCTTGAACCATATTTTAAACAATCTTATGGAGTGCCACCTTCGCAAGAACAATTAATGCGAATGTTGATGGATGAAAATATCTGTAACTTTACTCTTAAAGAAGCAAATGCCGCACGAAAAGTGGTCGGTAAAAAGCAGATGGCAAAAATTCCAGGATTACATCAATACGTATTAGAGAAGGCGGCAAGTGCTGCATTAGGTAAATACGTTTGGAAACAAGGCATTGGGCCGCAAATGGGCTATAGCTTTTCGATCATACATAGTCTGGCCTATTCGTTTATAGGAGTCCAAACTATATATCTTGCAATAAATTGGAATCCAATTTATTGGAATACAGCTTGTCTTATTGTTAATAGTGCGTCTCTCGAAAATGAAGAAGATGATGACGACGATGGAAATACAAAAGATAAATCAACTGATTATTCAAAGTTAGCAAAAGCTATTGGAGATATAACATCAAGAGGAATCAAGGTATCTCTAATTGATATTAATAAATCTGGTTTTAGTTTTGAACCAGATGAATCAAATAATGAAATTTTGTTTGGATTAAAAGGTGTTAATAAAATTGGCGGGCCAGTTATTGACAAGATTATTAGCGGCCGCCCATATACAGGAATCATTGATTTTATGAATAGATGCCCATTAAATAAAACTCAAATGGTATCTTTAATTAAATCAGGCGCTTTTGATAAAATTGATAATGAATGGGCATCAGAAGTTTGTGAAAAAAACCCAAGATATGCAATTATGGCATATTATGTATTATTAGCCTGTGAACCAAAAAAACGATTAACTTTACAGAATTTTAATGGGTTATTAAAAAGTAGATTAGTTCCAGAAAAATTAAATAAACAAAAACAAACATTTGTATTTAATAAATTTCTTAAAGATAATAAAAAAGTTGGTAAATATTATGTATTTGATAAAGGCTCATTAGATTTTTATTCCAACTATTATGATTTAAATGAACTTGATGTTATTAATGGAATTACTTGTATTCTTCAAACTAAATGGGATAAAATCTATCAAAAAGAAATGGATGAAGCAAGAAATTGGTTAAAAGAAAATCAAGATGAAGTATTAAATCAATATAATAATTTGTTATTTAATGAGACATGGAATAAATATGCGGCTGGAAATATTTCCGCATGGGAAATGGAAAGTTTATGTTTTTATTATCATGAACATGAATTAGCTAATATTGATAAATATAAATATGGTATTGTTAATTTTTCAACCTTATCATATGAACCTGAAGTAGATTATTTCTTCAAAAGAGCGGGCAGAGATATTCCAATCTTTAAATTATATAAAATTGCAGGGACTATTATTAGTAAAAATAATACTAAAGCATCCGTTACAATTTTAACAACAGATGGAGTTGTTAATGTAAAATTTACTAAAGAATATTATGCTATGTATAATAGACAAATTTCTGAGGTACAAGCAGATGGTAGTAAGAAAGTTCTTGAAAAAGGATGGTTTTCTCGTGGAACTAAGATTATGGTAACCGGCTATAGAAGAGAAGATACTTTTGTAGCAAAAACATATAAATCAACTGCCACTCATCAATTATATAAAATTATTGGTGTAAATAATTCAAACATAACATTAGAGCATGATAGAATATCCATATAAAAGGAGTAGCTTATGATAAAAGATTCTGGTGAAAGAACTGAATTTGAAACAGGGGCGGTTCGAGATATGCATGAGGGAAAGGGAGATATGCTCTCCCTTCCAATGTCCGCCTTACTAAGACTTTCTCTCTTGTATGAAGAAGGCGCTAAAAAATATGGACGATTTAATTATTTAAAAGGAATTCCACTTTCTTCTTTTCTCGATTCAGCTGAAAGACATTTAGCTAAGTATATTGCGGGCTGGGATGATGAAGACCACCTAGCAGCCGCCGCATTTAACATTTTAGGTGCGTTGCAAATGGAAGAAGAGCATCCTGAAATGTGTGATTTAAAAACAAGAGAAAATAAAAAACAATTTCATTATCTTGGTCAAAAATAAATAATTATATTAAGCAATTTTTAAATAATATAGTAACCCTAAAAATATTTTATCTACTTAGGAGGATATACTATGATTTATGTAATTAAAAGAGATGGCAGATAGATGCCATTTAACACTGATAAAATTAAAAAAGCTATTTTAAAAGCTTTTAAAGCTGTCGATGGTGAAATTTCAGAGTATGCAGGAACAAAAGCTGAGAATATTGCAAATTATATTGAAGGCTATTGTGAAGAAGAAACTCAGCCACTTTCGATTGAAGAAATTCAAGACTTGGTAGAAAATGGATTAATGTCTACCAAAAGAAAAGATGTAGCTAAAGCTTACATTAAATATCGTGAACAACGTACAAAAGAAAGAAAATGGAATGATAACATGATGCGGGCTGCTCGCGAGAAACTCATAGGATCTCGTATTGATAACCAAAATGCCAATGTTGATGAACATTCATTTGGGGGTCGCCGCGGAGAATTTGATTCAGTTATTTCTAAACAATACGCTTTAGATAACTGTATGTCTAAAATGGCACGAGAAAATCATTTAAATAATGAAATTTATATTCATGACTTAGATCATTATGCTATTGGAGATCATAATTGTTTATCAATTCCTTTTGATGAATTATTAGCAAATGGATTTAATACTCGTCAAACAGATGTTAGGCCAGCAAATTCAATTAATACGGCCCTCCAATTAGTTGCCGTATTATTTCAATTACAAAGTTTACAACAGTTCGGCGGAGTAAGCGCGACCCATCTAGATTGGACTATGGTTCCATATGTAAGAAAAAGTTTTTGGAAACATTTTAAAGATGGATTAATTTATGTAGAAAATAAACCAACTAGATGGGATAAAGATTATTCACATATTATTCCAGAAAAAACCTCTATTGAATTACCAAAAGATGGAATGGATTTTGGAGAAAAAGGTAATTATAAATGTGGTTTACTTGATGAAGACATAAAAGCATATAAATATGCAATGGATATGACAACGCGTGAAATTGAACAAGCAGTCGAAGGTATGTTTCATAATTTGAACACACTTCAGTCCAGAAGTGGAAATCAGTTACCTTTTACCTCAATTAATTTTGGTACTTGTACATTACTTGAAGGACGTATGGTAATTAAAGCTTTACTTAAAGGTAGTATTAAGGGGAATGGTAAATTTCATAAAACACCAATTTTTCCATGCTCTATCTTCCAAGTAATGAGTGGAGTTAATAAAGAACCGGGAACGCCAAATTATGATTTATTTAGATTAGCTCTTGAATCAACAGCGAAAAGGTTATATCCTAATTATGCTAATGTTGATTGGAGCGGGAATGCGGGTTATGACAAAAATGACCCAGCCACTTTCTTCAGCACAATGGGATGTAGGACCGCCAATGGGTTCGACATTAATGCTGAACCAGGCCAGAATCCACAACGCAAAGATGGCCGTGGCAATATTTGTCCTGTAACGATTATTCTTCCTACTCTTGCTATGGAAGCTAAACAAATGCACAGGGGTATGGTAGAAGATTATGAAAATAGTAGCGTTGAAAAAGGAATTGCTTATAAAGAAATTACTTCTGTTGATCATTTTATGCATCTTCTTGACAAAAAAATTGATGAAGCTAAAGATATGCTTCTTGAAAGATTTAATTATATTTGTTCACAAGACCCCGCTTCCGCAAAGTTTATGTGGAAAAATAAAACCATGATGGGATATAATGAAGAAGAGGGTATCTTCGGTGCTATGAAGCATGGGACGCTAGTAATTGGCCAAATTGCTCTCGCTGAAACATTGCAGATACTTATAGGTAAAGATCATACAACAGATGAAGGTATGGAACTTGCCAAGCGCATTGAGCAATTATTTAAAGATAGATGCGCAGAATATAAACAAAAATATAAACTTAACTTTGGCGTTTATTATACTCCTGCTGAAAACTTATGTTACACCGCTATGAAAAAGTTTAAAGAAAAATATGGAGAAATTCCTAATGTTAGTGACAAAGAGTTCTTTACCAACAGTATTCATGTTCCAGTTTGGAAAGAAATTGATCCATTTACAAAAATTGATATTGAAAGTCAATTAACTGGATATTCAAATGCGGGATGTATTACTTATGTAGAATTAGATAGCGGAATCTTACATAATATTGATGCACTTGAGCAAATTGTAATTTATGCTATGGATAAAGATATTCCATATTTCGCTTTAAATATACCAAATGATTTATGTTTAGATTGTGGTTATACTGGTGAAATTAATGATGAATGCCCAATGTGTAAAGGTAAAAATATCCAAAGACTTCGTAGAGTTACTGGTTATTTAACAGGTGACTATAAAACAGCTTTTAATCTTGGTAAGCAACAAGAAACAGAAATGAGATTTAAACATTCAACTTTATTAAGAGGATATAAATGATAAATACAAAAAAATCTATTCTTGCGGGTATCTTAATTGGATTGGGAGTTATTATTAATCTCCAATCTGAAAATCCTGTATTAGGAGCATTATTATTTAGTTTTGGTTTATTAACTATTATCAATATGCAATTAAATTTATATACTGGAAAAATTGGATTTCTTACTAATATAGAAGAATCAAAAAATCTTATTAATATATTAATTTTTAATCTTATTGGTATTGGATTAACTATTATCATATATGGAATTGGAAATCAGAACTTTATTGATATTATAATACCTGCCGCAAATATTAAATTTTCAAAAGACATATTAACATTATTTATTAATGCGTGTTTTTGCGGTGCTTTAATTCATTTTGCAGTTAAAAATAAGACAACTATATTAACAATATTTGCAATTATGATTTTTATTTTAATTGGAGCAGAACATTGTGTAGCTGATTTTGCTTATTTTATGTTTGTCCCAAATGGAATACACACTATAAAATTTATTGCCATTGTCCTTGGAAATTCATTAGGAGCAATAGTAATTGAAAGGTTGTGTGAATAACAATGAAAAAATATGCAGGCTTAATAACTAATGATTTTACAAATGGTCAAGGCGTATGTGTTTCATTCTTTACACAAGGCTGCCCGCATCATTGCCCGGGCTGTTTTAATCCATAGACTTGGGACTTTAATGGCGGAAAAGATTTACCCACAGATATAAGAGGGCAAATTATTAAAGCTATTAGTGTAAATGGTATAATTAGAAATTTTTCTGTATTAGGCGGCGAACCTTTATGTGAAGAAAATCTTGATGAAGTTGATAAAATTATAACAAGTGTTAGAACAGCCTATCCGCATATTAAAATTTTTGTTTGGACAGGATATGTTCTAGAAGAACTTCAAAAAAAACAAAATGAAAGAATTAATCATATATTATCTCAAATTGATGTGCTCATAGACGGCCCTTTCATTGAAGATAAAAAAGATTTAACACTTGAATTAAGAGGAAGTTCAAATCAACGAATTTTACATCGAGAAATTGATTTTTAATATAATATAATTAAGGAGATTTTTAGTGGATAAAAATACTAAACATGATGTCTCATTAGGAACATTATATGATTTTAATAAACAAATAATTTTAAAGCAAGGAAAACTTAGTAAATCTAAAATAGAAGCAATTAAGCCTGAACTAGAAGAGTGGTTTAATTGGCAACTAGATGGCTATGCGATGTTGCTTTGCCGCGAAAGATATGATTTTACAGTTTTTCATTTATATGAAAAAATGAATCCTAATCCTCCAAAAATTGCCGTCCAAGAGCTTATTGAGGTGCTCCAAAATCGAGGAAAAATTCTATCTATCGAAAAGGATTCCAATACTATAAATAATGCTTGGGAAATTTGGCTAAATATTGATGGAGAAGCTTTTGCTTATTATCTATTTAGTTGTGATGATTGGGTTATTCAATGTTGATTAAAGGAGAATTATATGAAAAAAATTATTGGAATTATTCATCCTTTTGATCGTCAACAAATGTTTTATGTCTATTAGGATGGAAATAAACTTGAAATTGTTCAAACCGAAATGGAAAATATTCCAGACACAATATTTAATTTATCTAAAGCATATGATGTTTATTAGGTGAATTTATCTGGAGCAAAACATTTTATAAAAGGAATTGTTAAACAAATTCAAGAGAAAGAAATTACTAAATATAATGAAAATAAATTAACTATTAAATATATTTAAAATAGATAAGGAGATAAAGGAGATGTCAAAATATTTAGTTAGCACAGTAGAAACTTACAGAGTTGATACAGAAGCGGAAGCTACAAAAGCAATTGAAGAAGCAAAAAATGATAACTCATATGTTCTTGGAAAATATACAAGTGAACATAAAACCCGTAAATCAAAAGGCGAAATAATTGATGAATATTGGAAACTTTCTCTAACAAAAATATTTAATGATATTAAAGAAGCGGATACTATTGTAAATGTAGAATATGAGGTGGAATAATGAATCAAATAACAGCTGAAATTAAAATTAAAATATTAAATAATTTTGCAAAAATCCCAACAAGAGGAAGTGAATATGCGGCTGGGTATGACCTCTATGCCGCAACTGATTAGATTATTGATATTGCGCCTCATTCTACTGTGAAAATTGGAACAGGGCTGGCTTTTGAACTCCCAGAAGGCACATTTGCCGCAATCTTTGCGCGATCTGGTCTTGCAACAAAAAAGGGACTGCGCCCCGCGAATTGTGTAGGCGCGATTGATGCAGATTACAGAGGGTAGGTTATTGTTGCACTTCATAACGACACTGATGAAATGCAAAGCATTGAACCCGGCGAAAGAATTGCTCAAGTAATTCTTCTACCTTATATTGGAATGAATTTTGGTTTAGTAAAAGAACTTTCTGATACGGCTCGCGGAGATGGAGGATTCGGTAGCTCTGGTAAGTTTTAAATCTTTTATAAAGGAGAAAAATTATGAAGGGTATTAA